AGGGTCATCGTGTTCTCCATCTGCCCTGCTGGGCTCGGTTGCCCTTGGGCTCTTGCCTGCGGGCTGGTTGCGATGGAGCTATTAAACACCACGTTTATATTTGGTGTCAACACCTTGTTTAATAAAGGCGGGGATTGATGTAACATGACAATGCGCCCGAACACCTCGGGCGCGCCGGCCCGGCGTCAGGGTGTGAAAAAGCCGCGTCGTGCGCGGCATAGGAGGTGAAATGCTGAAGGCGATCAGGAACCGCCAGGTGGACGGCACACTCGAGTACGTGCGCGACCTGTTGGCGCGTTGCGAGCGTGGCGAGGTGGTAGCCGTTAGTGCGGTGGAGGAATTAGGGGACGGGACGTATCGATATGGCGGCGGAACTAGCCCCAGCCGCCACATGACGGCCGGGATATTGCTCGACCTGGCGATCGAGCGGCTACAGAAAGAATAGCGTTACTTCTTTTTCGGCTTGGCTTGCGTCAGGGCAGTGGCGGCGAATTCTTTTACCTTTGCCGACGACTTCGGATCACGCAGTGCTTTCCCCGCATCGCTTGCGACTTTTTTCGAGGTCTGCTTATTGTTGCTGGTTGCCATAATCACCTTTCTAGTTTGAACTTCGATAGGAACTACACAAACCACGCCTGATCACTCAGGTCTTATTCCCCGCCGCGAGCGGGGATTATTTTTATACGCACTTGAATATGAGATCAACCGTATGCATACCGTCGGTCCATGTCGGCGCTTTTGCGTTTTCCGACACAACATTAACTGAACCTCCGTGTTTCGCACATTCGCGTTCAGCATCCGCATAGGCCGCTCCTTTGGCCTTTGCGCTGCCACCGGCACCAGGTGAAGCCGTCGAGGTAATGGTGTAGGTGTCTGCTCCCGACTTGAATACACCAGAGGTTGAAGCACACCCGGTCAATAAAACGAATGCAATAAGTGAGAAACTTTTCAACTCCAACTCCGAATTAAAGACGTCCAGTCAAAATGCGTGTCGGCTGAATAACGACGCGCCCAACAATGCTGCATTGCCCGCTTTTCACGCAGACGGGCCCATGATCTGGATTAATCGAATGCAGGAACCACTGGCCACCACGGAAAAGCAGTTGCTTAATACAAGCTTCGCCGTCGAAATTAACAGCGTAGATTTCCCTGCTGATCGGCTTCGTATCTGACTTGTCGATAATGACGACGTCATCCTCGAACATCATCGGCTCCATGCTCCTGCCGCGCACGCGCATCGCCAACAGGTTGGCCGGATCGAGCTGCAGCGCGAGAAGGATGTGGCGCGGGATGTCCTCATGCCCATCGCCGTTCATATCTGGTTCGGTGTCAAACGTGGCGACGCCAGCGCGCAAACGAAGCTTCACACGCGGAATATGGACGACGTCAGGTACGTCAGCCGCGCGAACCAATTTCGCCCCATCCACGCCACCTTCATGGGGGACAAACGGCGATTTGTCCGTGACCAGGGAGAGTTGCGGCTTCCCCACTTCCATAGCGCCCTCCCCAGTTTCCAGCCACGTTGCCGAGCATCCGATTTCCGCTTGGGCGATGAGCATGCCGCCTTTCGAAATTCCCCGGCTTTCCCAGTTCTTGATCGTCTGGGACGACTGATTCAGCGCGCGTGCTAACTCGGCCTGGGTTGAGATGCGCCTCAGTTCCTTGGCCGCCCTGTACAGCCGTTCCATTTGTATGTGCATACCGGAAATTATCGGCCGATCTAAACAAGATGTGTTACACGCTACGTTGACATTGTGTTTAAACATGGTGTTTAATCTAGTCATCCAAACCAACCGATGGAAAAAAGATGTCTTCCGATAAAGAACTGATCGAGAGCCTCGGCGGTGCCACAAAGTTGGCCGCACGTCTCGGATGCAGCGTACAGCGTGTCCAGAACTGGAAGGACCGCGGTATCCCGGCGCAAGTTCGCCTCGACCATCCGGACGTATTCCCGCTGCCCGGCCGCCCGCAAGAGCCGCACGGCCAAGAATCCCCGCCGCAGTAAATCCTGCGGCTTTTTTGCGCCCGAAAAGTTGCGCCCGGGCAGTTGCCCACCGGCCTTTGCCCTGAATCACCCGAAGTCCTGAACCACGCCTCAACTGGAGAACCCCATGAAGAACCCCCGAAACATCGAAGTAAAAGGCCTGCTGAACGCCGACGAGTACGTCGACTACAACACTGAGCGTGAGCTCGCCGACGTCGAGACGAGCCCGCTCATCCGCTCGCTGCTCAAGGGCTGGGCAGCTGAGCAGAAGCGTAAGCGAACCCAGCCGCGCCAGGAATGGCCGGCGTATGGCCAGCACATGGCCATGCTGCTGCCGGGCCGCGCCGCACGTCCGCAGCTGCGCATGCGCCTTTGAGGCAGGGGTCTGGACCGTTGGATAGCCGAATAAGGAATGAACATGCAAGACCAGTCCAAGAGACAGGAGCAGGAGAACAAAATCCTGCACCGCGCCCGAGAATGGCGACGGAAAGACCGGATCGCCATCACCGACAAGACCGACCGCACGAAGGTGCGCGAGGAATACCACGCCCGCCAGCAGCTGCGCGACGCGATCGACAAGGCGGATGCGTGATGGACGAAGCAATCATCCCGCGCGAGACCATCCGCCAGCGCGGCGCCTGGGCCTTCGACCAAGGCCGCAGCATCGACGACCATGGCATGAATCCCGGCGCGCCGGCGATCGAGGACTGGCAGGACGGCTACCGCGAGCGCCAGGCCGCCGTGTATGCCCGCGAAGTCATCAAGTACTGCGCGGGGGAGGTTTCGCCGCCATGACCTCGCCCGCCCCGCTCACCCCTGCCGACTGCAACCTGCAGGACTTTCCGTTCATGCCGCTCGACGTCGCGCGTCTGCGCGACAGCGACATGGCCGCGTACGTCTCCCCCGAGGCATGCTGGGCCGCCGTGCTCCTGTGGAGCGCCGCGTGGCATCAGGTGCCCGCCGCATCCCTTCCTGACGATGATCGCTTCCTGGCTAAGGCTGCCGGCTACGGCCGCGTGGTCAAGGAATGGCTGAACGTGCGCGAAGGAGCACTTCATGGCTGGGTCAAGTGCGCAGACGGCCGCCTCTACCACCCGGTCGTCGCCGAGAAGGCGAACGAGTCGTGGCACAAGAAATTGCACCACGCCTGGAAGAAAGAATGCGACCGAATCCGGAAAGCCAACAAGCAACGCGAGGCCGAAGGCAAACCGCTGTTGCCATTTCCGCCGGAACCGACGCCCCCTTCCGCAGCCGTTCCAGCGGAAACGAACGAAATTCCAGCGGAAACTCCACAGCATTCCGACGGAAGAGATGACGAGGGCGCCGGAATTCCGCTGGAAAACGCTCTTAAGGGAGAAGGAGAAGGACAGGGAGAAGGACAGGGACAGGGAGAATTTAAAACCACCACCACCAACGCGCACGCGGGCGACAACTTCGACGCGCCACGTGCTGCACCGCTCCCTGCCTCTACCGAACTTGAGCAAGACGAGAACCAGCCCGCCATCGCACTCGCGGTGAAGCTGCGAACGTGGAAGGTCAACGCCACGTTCACGCGGCCCGAGGTGCAGGACTGGGTGCGCGACAAGGTGTCGCTGGACATCCTGCAGGAGGCCATCGCTGTCGCGCGGCAGCACAAGGGCGACGCCATCATCGATCCTGCCTACCTCGTGCCGATTGTGAATCGCCTGCTGAACCCGCGACCCCGTTCCCGCTCAGGCGGGGATGCCCCGGCGGCTGCGCCGCTTCGTGCTGGAGTCGACTACGAATGATCGCCGCCAACGCCGAGCCCATCCTGGCCGCACGTCTCCGCGGCTTCAAGCCCGACGAGATGGTCATGGTCTCGCTGATCGGCGGCATCCGCAGCAGCAACCAGACCGTGTACGCCGACCCAGGCCTGGCGTACGACTGGCGGTGGGTGCGCGGCCTCGACATCTGCGTGTGGATCGGCGACGTGCCGAACTGGGCGCCGACGTTGAAGGCCATCGCACTGTGCCGGCCCGAGTACCTGGCCATCTGGCACCAGGGCCGCGAATGGGGGGCGAAGGTCTACCTGATCCCGACCGCTGCGGACGTATCGAAGCCCGTCTGCATGTGGGAATACGAGCTCGACGTGCTCGACTGGCTTGAAACCTGCAACCGAGTATTCGCACGATGAACCTGATCCCTGACGACATCGACTTCTCCGCGTACATGGAGGAGCCCGAGCAGCACCGCATCATCCCGGCCTCGGCCTTCCTCGACCAGGTCGTGGAGCTGTTCTACCCGCCGGCGCAGCAGCAGCGCTTCCCGACCATGCTGTGGGACAAGGCCAAGGACAAGGTCGAGTTCCGCCCAGGCGAGGTCTCGCTGTGGGCCGGCGTCAACGGCCACGGCAAGTCCATGTTCCTGTCGCAGGTCGGCCTGGACCTGTGCCACCAGGGCGAGCGCGTCATGAACGCGTCGTTCGAGATGACTGCGCCGCGCCAGATGCAGCGCATGTGCCGCCAGGCTTTCGCCGGCGATCGCCCGACGATCCCGTTCATGTCCGAGCTGCACCGCTGGACCGACAACCGCCTGTGGATCTACGACCACATGGGCGCCATCGACTGGAAGCGGCTCATGGCCGTGCTGCGCTATGCGCGCCAGAACTTCGGCATCACGCAGTTCGTCGTCGACAGCCTCATGAAGTGCGTGCGCGGCGAAGACGACTACAACGGCCAGAAGGACTTCGTGAACGACCTGTGCGGCTTCGCCCAGGCCAACGGCGTGCACGTCCACCTGGTGCACCACGTCCGCAAGGGCGAGAGCGAGCACAAGGCCCCGGGCAAGTTCGACATCAAGGGCGCCAGCTCCATCACCGACCTCGTCGACAACGTGTACATCGTCTGGCGGAACAAACGCGCGGCGACCGAGAACAACGGCGAGCCCACGGCCCTGATCTCGTGCGAGAAGCAGCGCCACGGCGAATGGGAGGGGAAGCTCGGCTTCTGGTTCGACGAAGCGTCCCAGCAGTACCTGGAGGCAGCCGAGGCCCAGCCGGTTCGATACAACCTGAAGGCGGCCAAGCAAGCGGCGCTGCCCGCCTGACGAGACCATTTCGCGCGCGACCTCGCAAGGGTCGGGCGAATCAACCGCAGCACCAACCTGAAAGGGCAACATGAGCACCACCACCCAACGATTCATCGGCACGAAGCTGATCCTGGCCGAAACAATGACCCGCGCCGCCTACAACGCGTTCCGCGGCTGGACGCTGCCGGCCGACGAGAACGGCGCCGATGCCGGTTACCTGGTCGAGTACCTGGACGGCGGCAAGCCGAACGTGCCGGGCCGCGCCGGCTACGTGAGCTGGTCGCCCAAGGAGCAGTTCGACAACGCATACCGGCCGTGCACGGCCATGACGTTCGGCCTCGCGCTGGAGGCGCTGAAACGCGGCTGCCGCGTCGCTCGTGCCGGCTGGAACGGCAAGGGCATGTTCGCGTACCTGGTCCCGGCCAACAGCTACCCGGCGCAGACCGGCGCCGCGAAGGCCTTCTTCGGCGAGGGCGGCATGGTCCCGTACAACGCATACCTCGCGCTCAAGGGCGCCGACGACACCGTGAGCACCTGGGCGCCGAGCGGCAGCGATGCACTGGCCGAGGACTGGCTGATCGTCGAATAACCACCACCCCGCCCGGCCAGCCCGGGCGCACAACAACGACACGGGAGAACCTGAACGATGAAACGAATCCTGATCCTCGCCGCGCTGCTGGCCGGGTGCTATGGCGGCCACGAAGCGGCAAGTGCTGTCGAGCGCAATCTGGACCGCTTGCCCTACAGCGTGAATCTCTACACCGATCCAGACACCGGCTGCCAGTACCTCACGCGCGATGGGTCATCGGCTTCCCTGGCGCCCCGCATCGCCGCCGACGGCAAGACGCACATGGGCTGCCGCGAGGTGCGCCCATGATCATCCTCACCCTGCCCTACCCGCTCTCCGCCAACCGCTACTGGCGCCCGGTGAAGCTCGGCGCGCACATCAGCATCGTGCCGACGAAGGAGGCGAAGCAGTTCCGCGCCGACATCGCCGCCCTGTGCCGCAGCCAGGGCGTGCGCGCACCGCTGGCGGGCCGCGTGCACGTCGACGTCAAGCTGTACCCGGCCCGGCCGCAGGACTGGCAGCGGCGCATGCGCGTCGACGGCGCCGCATGGGACGACACCGTGCGCTGCATCGACATCGACAATGCCAACAAGGTTCTGCTGGACGCGCTGAAGGACGTCGCCATCGAGGACGACAAGTGGGTGCGGCGCCTGACCAGCGAGCGCATGGAGCCAGACGGCGAGGCTCGCGTCGTGGTCACGATCACGGCCATGCCGGTGGCGCAGCCGCAGGGCGATCTGCTGGGAGTCGCAGCATGACTCCCGAAGAACACTACCTCGCCCTCGCCTGCCTCGCTTCCGGCTTCATCCTCGGGCTGTGCGGCGGCCTGCGCATCGGTTTCGCGTTGCTGGACAACCTGAGGCGTCGCATCGAGCAGCTGGAGCGCGGGGTGACACACGAGGAGGTGGCAGGTTGACAGAGCGCCGCGACATCGGGTCCAGGCTCGAAAACTGGGCCCGCGTATTCCGTGACACCACGCGCGTCGGCATCAGCCCCACGGCCGCGTTCTGCGACCAGCTGCGCCGCGAGGCCATGGGCGAGCAGCCCGCGCCCGAGCGCCGCAAGCTGGACGAAGAGGATGCGCGCCGGATAGAGATCGGCATGCGCGAGCTGGAGACGAAGCACCGCATGATGCTGTACTGGTGCTACATCCGGCAGGCCCAGCCTGAGGTCGTCTGCCGGAAAATGGCGATCGCACACCGGCCGGCGACCGTGTTCGTGAGCCTATTCCGGCAGGCGCAGGCCGCGATACAATCCGTGGTCGACAAGAACGAGGAGCGATGGGGATGAGCACTGACCGAGAATTGCTGGAACTGGCGGCGAAGGCGGCGGGGATTGAGCATGATGGATATCGCGATAGCGTAGCACTTGACCACTATGACGATCGAAGCGGTCAAGCTGGGATGAAACTTCGTCCATATGGCGTTTGGAACCCGCTCGTTGACGACGGCGACGCGCTGCGGCTGGCCGGCCACCTCGGCATCACTGTTGAGCAAATTCAGGAAGAAAATTTGGTTTGGGCTTTCAAGCCTCGGTACGAGCGCATGGGTGAACGGAAAAGAAGCCAAGAGCGCGACATCATGCCAGCCACGCGTCGTGCCATCGTCCGCGTCGCAGCCGAGATCGCGAGGGCTAAGGGATGAGCCCCGAACGCGACATGGTCGAGGGCGAGCGCGTCGAGGTTCGGCTAAACGGCCTCCCCGAGGAAGAATGGTATGCCGCAACCGTAACCGGGAAGGCACGCAAGATGCAGGTGACGCTGGACGAGCATCCCTTCGGCCGCGAACCGTTCACCTACGAGGCCGATGAAAACAGCATTGCCGAATGGCGCCCGCTGTCCGACCAGACGCTGCCGCCCGGCCTTGCAGATGACGACGGGCCGGAGATCGTGGACGAGTTTCCGGCGCGGCCGCGCAACTCCGGCCCGTCGGACGCCGACCGGGAGCTGCTGATGCTTGCCGCGCGCGCCATCGGTGCCGTCCGGGTCGAGGTCGTCGACGGCGAGAACTGGCTGAACCTGCATTTCGCGGACGGCTCGACAATCTGGCACTGGAACTCCCTCGTGCACGCCGACGATACGTTCAACCTGGCTGCAGACCTCGGTCTGCAAGTTTCCCCTGTCGCTCGCACCGCAAGCGGCAGCGCATGTTCAGCAGTGGGCGACTCATGCGGTCGGCGGCTGTCGGAGGTAACGGAAATCTCGGACGTCCGCGCTGCAACGCGGCTCGCCATCACGCGCGCCGCCGCCGAGATCGGCAAGCAACGTTCTTGAACGAAATCTCTTGACAGCCGGAAAACTCAGCAGTAAATTCCCGACAACAATTTATTCCCGTCGAATACGACGTGCGCGGTTGCCTGAAGGCAGCCCGCGGCGTCTCCGGAGAATCCCGAAGCCCTGCGATCAGCGATGACGCGGGGCTTTTTGTTTTGATTTCGTCAGCGTCTCCTCCCCCGAAAGGGAACTCGGGCCCGGCCTCACACGCCGGGCCATTTTTTTTGACCGAATCCCATGGCTGTTACCTACGACCACGAGCTGGCCGCCGCATTCTGCGCCGCGATGGCGTCGACGACAGACAGCATCGCCACGATCTGCAAGCGCAAGGGGATGCCCAGCAAGGCGACCGTGTTCCGCTGGAAGGCCGAGCACCCGCTGTTCGCAGCAATGTACGACGCGGCCAAGAGCGCCCAGATCGACACGCAGTTCGACGAGATCGTCGAGATCGCCGACAACTGCAAAACCGACAAGGACTCGGTGGCCAAGGCGAAGCTGCGCATCTATGCCCGCATCGAGGCGGCTCAGCGCCTGAAGCCGAAGCAGTACGGCCTGAAGGTTGCACACGGCGGCGCCGAGGATCTGCCGCCGATGAAGACTGAGGTTACCGTCACCGCCGAGGAGGCGTACAAGAGGATGCTCAATGGCGGCGCCTGACTGGTTCGACTTCCGGGCGCCGGACTACGAGCGCGTCTACCAGATGCGCGCCGAGCGACTCCAGCGCATCCGCGCCGACCCCGGCCTGCTCCCGGGCCTGAAGGAGCACTACAAGGCCAACCCGATCGACTTCATCAACGATTGGGGCATGACGTTCGACCCGCGAAACGCGGACATCGGCCTGCCCACCGTCATTCCCTTCCTGCTGTTCCCGAAGCAGGAGGAATTCATCACCTGGGTGCGCGAGCGCTGGCACGGCCGGGAAGACGGCCTGACCGAAAAAAGCCGCGACATGGGCATATCCTGGCTGTGTGTCGCGATCGCGGTCTGGATGTGGACGTTCTACCCGGGCGTGGTGATCGGCTTCGGCAGCCGCAAAGAGGAATACGTCGACAAGCTGGGTGACCCCAAGTCGCTGTTCTGGAAGGTGCGGCAATTCGTCAGCCTGCTGCCGGCGGAGTTCCGGCCAGCCGGGTACATCGAGGGTCGGCACGCGCCGCACATGCGCATCCTGAACCCCGAAAACGGTTCGACCATCGTCGGCGAGGCTGGCGACAACATCGGCCGCGGTAACCGCACCTCAATCTACTTCAAGGACGAATCGGCCTTCTACGAGCGGCCCGAGGCCATCGACGCGGCGCTGTCCCAGACGTCGAACTGCAAGATCGACCTGTCAACCGTGAACGGCAACGGCAACCCGTTCTACAAGAAGCGGCACGGCGGCAAGATCAAGGTCTTCACGTTCCACTGGAAGCAGGACCCGCGCAAGGACGACGCCTGGTACCGGAAGCAGTGCGACACGCTGGACCCGGTGATCGTCGCGCAGGAGATCGACATCGACTACAACGCGTCGACGACGGACGCCTGGATTCACGGCAACTTGATCGCGGCCGCTCAGCGCAACGGCCCGGCCGACGTCGAAGCCATCGGCGAATGGGTCGTGGCGATCGACGCGGCACACTTCGGCGACGACGAAAGCGTGATCCACCGGCGCCGCGGCCGGTTGAACCTGCCGCAGGTGACGCGGCGCGGCCTGGACGGTCCGCAGCTCGCCGCCGTGGTCGAGGCCGAGTGCGACGACCTGGGCGCGGCCGGCGGCAGCATCGGCGGCATCGTGATCGAGCTCGACGGCCCTGGCGTCTCCTGCTACGACGCGCTCCGCCTCGGCAAATACCGCGACAAGGTTGTCGGCGTTCACACGGGCGCCAAGCTCTCCGATGGCAAGAACTACAACGTGCGGGCCAAGATGTGGCGCGATGCACGCGACTACCTGGAGCAGCCTCCGGTATCTGTGCACGACGACGGCGAGCTGCGGTCGCAGCTGGCATCCGTGAAATACCGCTACAAGGACGGCCTGTTGCTGATGCAGTCGAAGAAGGAATACAAGGCCGAGTTCGGAAAGTCGCCAGACCGCGCCGACGCCTTCGTGCTGACCTTTGTTCCAGTGAAGAAGGCGCCGGCGTACGACTTCACAAAATCCGCCGCTTCAGGCGCAAGGGCACTTTAATGGCAAACGATCTAAAACAGGCGCAGGAGATGTACAAGGACGCGCTCGACGCGATGAACGAGCAGCGTATCCAGATCGAGGAAGACCTGAAATTCTCCGACCCATCGGACCCGCAGCAGTGGGACGAGACGATCAAACGGCAGCGCGAAACCGACCCGGGCGGCGCGCGGCCGTGCCTGGTGATGGACCACACCGGGCAGTACGTGGCGAACGTCGCCGGACAGATCATCAAGTCGCCGCCGGCAATCCACACCGTGCCGGTGGGCTCCGGCGCCGATGTGAAGGTGTCCGAGCACCTCGACGGCATGATGCGTCACTTCGAGTACGCCAGCCGCGCGCAGACGCACTACGGCGTCGCGTTGACCTCGGCGGCCCGCACCGGTGTCGGCTACCTGATCGTACGACCGGTCTACACCGACCGCGCGATGGGCTACCAAGAGCCGCGCATCTATGCCGAGGCCGACCCGCTGCGCGTGGTGTTCGACCCGTGGAGCGTGGAACTGGACGGCAGCGACGCGACGTTCGGCTACCTGCTGACGTCGATGAGCGAGCGCGAATTCGAACGCAAGTACGGCGTCAAGGCCGAAAAGATCAGCTTCGGCACGGACGAGCGGAAAACAGACGGGCAATCGGATCGCCAGTCGATTATCGTGGCCGAGCAGTGGTACAAGGAAGAGCAGACGCGCAACGTCATCATCTGGATCGGCCTCGACGGGCAGGAGTCCAGCGGCTCGGAGGAGGAATACTGGGCCGCATGCCAGGATGCCGGGCTTCAACTGCGGTTCGTGCGCAGCTACCGCGACAAATACCAGTGCGTGAAGTGGCGCACGATGAGCGGCGCCGCGATCCTGGAAACGCCGAAGAACGCAGACGGCAGCGATGGACTGTACCCGGCGGACTCGATCGGCATCGTGCCGGTGTACGGCTACTGGGGCATCAGCGACGGCCGCCTGAAGTACTGCGGCATCCCGCGCCGGGCGCGCAATCCGCAGCGCGCATACAACTACCACATGAGCGAGCAGCTGGCGTACATCGGCAGTGCGCCGAAATCGCCGTGGATGGTGCCGGTGCGCGCAATCCGCGGTCTCGAATCACTGTGGGACCGTGCCTCGATCGAATCACGGGCCTTCCTGCCCTACCATGACGTCGACGAGTCCAACCAGCCTATCGCCGCTCCGAGTCGGTCGAACATCGCCGTCAACCTGCAGAACCACATCGTCGGCGCCGAGCAGGCCCTGCACGATCTCGAG